TTAGTTTAATCTTTGATTAAATATATCATCTAATCTTAATCTCTTTATTTTATCTCTTATAACTTCTATATCTGTTGTATAAAGGCCCTCTTCTTGCATCCTCTTAAAATATAAAGAACCTGCAAATGTATATCTACTCTTTCTATCTGCTTCATTTTCTGTTTTTTCATTTGCATATGCAATTATATCACCTATAGCTAAACTTCTAGGCAATGTTAATAAAGGTAATCCCATAACTTGCCTTACCGCATTATGACCAGCTAATGAACCTGTACATATAGCTTCTGTATGATATTCTAAATTGATACAATTATTATTTTCTATTATTCTCATTGTATCACTATTAACTAAAGTGAAGTATATTATTCGATTTTATTTGTTATTAGAAAAATTCTATATTTCCTTTATCTTCATATCCTGACATAGCTATCATTTGATTATTTTTATCTAATATTGTAATATCATATAAATCTGAAATAGGCTTTATCTTTTTTTCTATTTTATTTATAAGCATTTCAACATCCCTTTTATTTGCTTTACCTTTGATGCCATTAAATACTACTTGAAGTGAAATTATTGGTTTCTTAGTCTTGTTTTGCGTTAATATATCTATATCACTTACGTTTTCTCCTTCTAAAGCTTTTTCTACTTTACTCTTATAAGAATCCTTTTCGCTTTGACTTAGCATAGAATCTTCTAGAATATTTTCATTTTGAGATGTATTCCTATCATCACTTTCTTCCTTGCTACCACAACTTACAAATAAAGCTCCTAACATCAATATACTTAATAAAATTCCTATTATTCTCTTCATATTTCTTCTCCTAAAAAATTATTATAAATATAAAATAAATCATTACTGCTACAATAGCTCCATAAAATATTACTTGAGCTAGACTAACTAAAAGCATTATTAAATTACCTAAAAAACTAAAAAATCCTCCTATAACTTCTAAGAAGGAAACTTGTTTATTCTCGATATTATTCTCAATTAATTCTTTAGCTGATACTGTAGTTTTATTATAAACTTTATTATAAGCTGCACGTTTAGGATCATTTATCCATCCCATTCCCCTCTTTCCGTATAAAGGATTTATAGAACTTTTAAGTGCCCTGTCGAATTTTCCAGTTGTTCTCGCACTTACAGATTTTTTAATACTAGGTGTTCTCATTCCAACTTTCATATGTACTCACCCCCTACAAGAATATTTTACCATAGTGAAAATTTTATTTTGTAAATAAAGTATAAAAAGAGCTACTTATGTAGCCCTTAAATAAAATTTTTAATTACTAAAAACATTACTATATAAGTGATGTGCATTAAATTAATAATAGTATATATTCCTAATGCTACATTAATAATATAATTACTTATATATAATTGTTTATTTGTAGCCATTAACATCCTTTTGATTAGATAATATAAGAGCAAGCCTATAATAATTACTTTTATTATAAGACTTAACGCTGGATTTTCTACTATATTGACCATTACACTATTTCTTTCTTTAAACATTCCAGTTTGTAGTAATAGTAATGTAAATATAATATCCGTTACATTTAAAAAGTATAGTGATTGTATTTTCTTTTTTATATTTTCGTATGAATATCCTTTAATAAATAAAAAAATAGGACAACACCTCCTGATTAAAGTGTTGTCATAAAATAAATTATTTATTCAATTCTACTATTTTTTCTTCAATATTACAGTACATATACTATTAGTACTTAATATCTCTTATTATAATTTAACTATCTATACTCCATAAGAAAAATATAATAGGCCTTCAATTTTATCCATTTTTTCATATAACATATTTAAATCTACATATAATTCTTTTGGTACAGTATCATCTAAATTTCTACTATAATTATATCTAAAATTAAATGAAAACTTATCAAAATCATCATATTCATTTACAACATCTTTTATAAACTCTTTACCTTCCTCATTAATAAGCTTTCTATTTTCTAAAGCTTCTATTTTTTCTAAAGCTTCCATAGCTTTATCATAAGCTTTTCTTAAATCATGACTACAATCTTTAATAATTTTTTTTGCAGTTTCTTTTTCATATGATCTAATAATTATATTTTTAAGCACAAGTTCAAGATATTGTCTATATTGAAAGACTATTGGGAAAACTAATAAATCAAATAAAGTTGTCTTATTACTTTGTTCTACTAATATATCGGCAGCTGTTTTATATCCATCTATATACCCGAATTCAAGTGTTCCTGTAGTTCCAAAACTATTATCAAAATGTTTTTGCCATCCAATTCTTGCACAATTTACATTATTAATTGTATTAGTTGAAAATATTTTTTCTTTTTTCATAACAATCCCTCTTTTTCTATAAAAATTTCTAATTATATTATAAATTTAGCTTGAATATATTTCAATAATTTACATAATAATATTTTTATACACACTCTCCCCATACCACACCGGTTTTTAAGTTTCTTACTGCCATATATCTTCTCTTACCACTCTTTCCTCCAATCCAACTTATCCATACGTAGTCCTCATTCCATACTACATAATCATAGATTACACTTTCACCTTTAATGTATTTGCCTACTATTTCTGAACCTATAGAAGGTAATGCCCTTATATTGAGTCCTGAATTAGTAATAACAGTGCACTTGCCATATTCTGTATATTCCTTTTGATAATTTGTGTTAGAAAATTGTTTGATTTTATCAATATTATTTAAATGCCTATCTCTTATATATCTAGCAAAATCAACTCTAGCATAATCTAAATCAACTTCATGTCCGTCTATTCCTGGAATACTTCCGCTTTCGGAATATTGCCACATACCTACATTACTTCTATCTAATTCTTTGTTATACCATGCATACCAAGGGCAATATCTTTCTATTTCGTTAAAATAAAAATGATTATTTATAAAATCTTGATTTGTATAATTCATTGCATAATACTTAGCTGCTTCTATTTCAGAGCAAAATGCCTTTACCATATTTGTAGCTAATCTTTTATCGATATTAACTCCATTTTTCTTAGCATAATTTAAAGTATCATATTCTAAATCAAATGATATAGGGTATTCTAGTCTATAATTCTTAACTGCTGCTAATGCATATTTAGCCTCTTGTCTTGCCATATCTTCATTTAATGCATAACTAAACCAATAGATACCTACTGGTATTCCAAGTCTATTACATTCTTTTATATTTCTTTCAAATTGCTTGTCTATATTGTTTTTACCATGCCCAGCTCTTAACATAGCAAAATCTACATGATCCTTTACTTTATTCCAATCTATTACTCCTTGGTGTTCTGATACATCAATTCCTTTTAACATTTAACATTCCTTCTTTCGTATTTTATTTATATATATTAATAATTGTTTTAACTATAATTTTGTAAACTAAAAGAGCAACTTTTATTGTGGTTGCTCTTTATTTTCATCCTTCTTTTTATATTGAACTTTTAATTGATTAGCACCAACTGCTAAAATACCACACGCAGCACCTTGTAATATTGTAATAACTTCAATATTATGTTGAATACCACAAGAACATAATGCTCCAATAAGCATTAAAATATATGGAATACTCCAATCTTTAATCTTTGGTGTCATCTTTAAGTATGATCCTACTGCATAAAGTACTGCAGCTAAAATTGTTAATGTTTCTGGTAAATGTGCTTGTAAATAATTTAAAATTTGTTCCATTTTAATTCCTTCTTTCTATAAAATTTTATCTACTATTTTGTCTACTTTGTCTTCCAAAGTATCTATCTTTGCATTTATCTTTTCTGCTAATTTACTATTTGTCTTTGTCAATTCTGAATTGGTTTCTGTTACTTTATCTAAAGTAGCAACCATCTTGTTATATACTTTCCATAAAACATAACCCATAGCTACACAACAAGCTATAGGAAATCCAACTGTACTTATAAGTTCTTCAATTTCTTTCATTTCACTTTGTCCTCACCTTCCTAGTATCTAAATTAAAGGCAATAAAAAAAGACTATTTAAAGTCCTTAATTATCACTTTATATATTTTCAAAATCCTCTTGAGATATTTCTTTAAACTGCTCTTTAGTTAAATCTCCATATGGATTTTTTTCTGTTATTACTGCTTGTCTTAATAGTGTTATATCTATTGCTTTCATATCAAAAGCCATTTTCCAAAATTCAAAATTATCATTATTCATTTATATTACTTCCTTTCATCTTCATTATTTCTAATTTATTTGCTGCAGTTTGTTTCATTAGATTATTTATTACAGTATCTTTTTTCATACTATAAATTTTATTTTGAGCTAATTGCTTAGTTAAATTATTTATTTGAATATCTTTATTCATTAAATCTAATTTATTAGTTGCCATTTGTTTTAACAACATTGCTTGTGGATCAATGTAAGGTAAAGATTCAATTTCATGTTCTATAAAAAAAGTATCTTTATCTTTTATATCTAATACATCTTTAATATCATTTAATTTTTCTATATTTATAAACCATAATCCAGTAAATAAATCTTTCTGTAGTTCTTTTGTTATTTCAACGCTTGTGGTTGGAATTTCAGAATGTATTTCATCATCATAGAACCCATCAAACTCCCCAGTTTCTTTATAAGCAAAATATATTTTCATTTAATCACTTCCTTTCTTATACGCTTCCTTTAGCTTCCCAATATACACAGAATCCAGCTTCACATTGAATATAAAAATTATTGTTTTTAGCATAGTATGTTTTTACTGCAGGAACTCGCCCTGGACCACCATACACACTCACTTGTAAATTATAATTATTATCTTTAAAACTCTTTGGGAAATTAACTAATTTTGTAGTATCTTTTCCCATATCTACATACCCCCATTGGACTAGTAAACAACTTGGGAACATTTGATAACCATTTAATCCTATGTCTGCATTAAAATGTCCCTTGTCGCATATTTCTTTATTTGAATAACATAAACGTCCGTCATCTTTTAAAGCTAAATATTTATTACTTTTTGTATTGTGTATATATGTGTCTGTAGGACCTACTCCTAACTCAACTATTTTAGTATCATCTGCTCCAACTTCAATAAATTTCTTTTGTAGTTTATAACTTTCATTAGTAGAACCATTGACCAAAGGCAAATATCTTCCGTCATGATTGTGGTCACTAGGTGGAAATTTACTAGGTTTATCTTGTACATCATTCCAAGTCGGATTCCAATTAGAAGGTCTTGCTCCTACATCAGATGCGGTTAATCCATTAGTTACTCTTTCCCAAGGAGTCCAATCATTATTATTCTTCATTCTTGAAACTGGAATTTTAGTTGATTGCCATGCTTGGTGTGGATAATATACTTGAAGAACTCTATCTTCATTCTCAACATTAGATTTAAAAACAAGTAATATACCAAAGGCATAAAGATTAGGTATTGCTTTTATTGGACTATTAGGTGTATTTGCTGATATACCTTGTACTTTATACATTCCAGCTTCAGTAATAGAATTAAAATCAGATGAATCATTAACTTCACCTTTTCTGCCTAAATAAACATTATCATGATTATGATTTGAAGGTGACGCATCTACCCATTCCCTAACCGCAGTTGGATTATTACAATATCTTGTATAGTTATCATCTTTATTATTTGTTCTAAATGCTATAGCTCCATTAATATAGTTATCATCCTGGTAACTACTTCTTAACAACCTAGCGTTAACATCTCCGGCATTATCTCTTTGTACTACTTTATATGGTTGAGTTGCTTGAGATACATCCGTACTTGACCATGCGCCAATATCTGCAGGAGTTGGTTTATGATTACTATCGTATACTTTTCCCCAACTACTCCATTGATTTACTTCACTCCCTGTTTTAGTTCTTATATACATATCGCCTTCATTATCATTAATAAATATTTGCGAACACCATTCTCCACTACTCCAGGGAATAACTATTAAATATCCATCACTTGCCACTGGTAAGTTGGCACATGGTTGTTCATGATGAACTATAGAATAAAATCCTCCAGTTGAATAAGTATTTATATCAACGCCTTTTATTCTAGGTGCATATCTAGTGAAATATCTATTATCGTGATTATGCTCTGAAGGTGGAAATGAGCTTGGTTTACCTACTAAGTCATTCCAATTAAAACCTTGTGTGATTGGTGCCCATTCAGTCCAGTTTACATTATCCTTTACCCTCATATAAGGTATGCGTATTCCATCACTAATTATATGAGGGTAGTAAATTTGTGTTATTCTCTGGCCATCATTTTGTGGTATTCTTTTAGAATTGAATACTACTAAAGTTCCCAAATCATACACACCTTGTATTCCATTGATGCATTTTGAAATTTCATTTATTTCATATGCCCCATTTTCAAGTAGCTTATTTAAATCTGTACCTGCTCCATAATAACCATATCCACCAAAAGTTTTAAGTTCTGCTGGTGTTGGCTTATTAGCTTCATCATAAACTTTCCACCAAGTTCCCCAGTTACCATTACTATCAGAATTAAAATTTCTAACATATCTCGTAACCCTATCTTGTGGATATACGTTAATAAATTCTTGTTGGAATCTTCCATCACTATATCCTCTATTTATTAAGAAGAAAACTCTACATGATCCTTGAGGTAATGTTCCTTCAGGTGTATTTTTAAAATCACCCACTCCAGTATCAAATACACAAAAAACATTTATTTCTTTAAATGAATTACAATCTCTATCGGATGGTATATCAACTTTTCTAATGTAATTATCTAAATTATATTTATCTACTGCAGTTAATAGTTTTTTAGCTTCTTCTAAACTATTATTAAGAGTTGAATTTTTATTGTCTGCAGCACTATTGGTCTTAGTCAATATATCGTTAACTTGATTAGCTTTATTTACTTCACTTTCTAAAGCATTCTTTAGATTGATAGCAGTATCATTTACTTTATTAGCCTTACTAGTATTAGTAACTAATTTATTATTTATATCACTCGCTTTATCTAATAAAGATGTAAGTTTTTTATAAGTATTATGCTCTATTAACTCATTGCTGACTTTTTCAAATAAATTTTCTTTAACATATAAATTAAATACACCCGTATGTTCTAAATAACCTTCATTATTATATATCGCTAGTCCACACGAATATAATCCATTATCCTTAGTTATTTGATTAGTTATAGGAAGTTCGACTTCTCCCTCTGTTGGATTAGATATATTCATTTCATCAAATATATCTCCATGATTAGAATTTGACTTTACAAATACAAATTTAACTTTTTTATTAGTTAAATTAATTCTAATTCTATTTTTCATTAGTATTAATTTATATGTTTCTGTTAAATTATCATTTTCAGTAACAGTTATTGTATTATTAGAGCCTTCTACTATATCTATAAAAATTTCTGTCATTTATCAAGCTCCCCCTGTCCTTTAAGTTGCATATTTTCAACTTTAATTGCAGCCATTTGTTTTATTAAATTATTTATAATAATATCTTTTTTATTATCTTCAAGCTTTATTTCAGCTATTTCTTTCTTTAAATCAGTTCTATTATTTTTTTTAATTTTATATTCATTAAATAGATCTTCGTTATATCCAAACTTATTCGTAGAATCATTAAATTTATAAAAAAAAGGAACATTAAAAAAACGCTTCTCTAATTTTTTCTCTTCTATTTCTATATCAGTTTCACTCATTTTATTAGATGAATAACCTAATACATTTTTATTTGCATCTACTTGTACATAAATCATCAAATCATCTCCTAATATTCCAATACGGCTCTAAGAACTACATCATAGTTACCATCCTTTTTATTTGTCTCATTTCCTCTAAAATAAGTATCATAAATATATAATGTCTTAATAGCCCAAGTGCTTTCACCAGCAGTTAAAGGTAATGTAGTATTTTGTCCTGTCTTAAATATAGTATTCTTTGGTATATAGGAATAACATACATTCCAGTTTTGAGGACCAACACCATCGTCAAAATCTGACCAAACAAGAACCCAACCGTTATTACAATCACTTAACTTTTTTGATGGAGTAACACTTTCATTTCCTGACATGTGATGGAAGCCTTGCCAAAGTGGAGTACTTTGTATATCTGTTAATACTTTCTTATTGTCATATACTATACGCCCATCATCTTTTAAAGCTAAATATTTATCGCTTTTAGTATTGTGTAAATATATGTCGTTTGGCCCTACTCCAACCTCAACAAGTTTATTAGGATCTTGGCCAACTTCAATATATTTAGTTTCAAATTTAAGACTTTCATTTGTAGAACCAACTTTTTTCTTTATATAACTATCATCATGATTATGATTGCTTGGAGATGCTCCTATGTCTTGAGCAGTTGGTTTATGACCTGTGTCATAAACTTCATTGTTTTTATATATTAATGTTTCATCAGCCCTTAATGTTGCATTTTCAAATAAAACTGAATCTTTTGTTTTTACATTTCCATCTTGCCATTTCTCTTCTATAGCTCTTAATCTTAAATCATACTTATCTATTTTATTCAACGACTTTTCAAACACTTGATATTCATTTGAGCTTTCTACAGAGTTACCTTGCATTAAATCTTTATTTACTATAAGTTTCATTGTATTAGAACTTAATTGGCCACCATTAATAGGCATAATCTTTAATTGGTATTCTGTTATGCCTGGTCTTAAAAATTTATCTGTAAGTTCTAATTGAGCTACCCCACCTTTAGCATCTATTACAGTTAAGTCATTAAATATTTCAATGTATCTACTATTCTTTGCATACACCCTTACTTGACAATCTGTTAAATCTACTACAGTATTACTTCCAATAAATTTAAAATTAATGAATCTTGTTTTTGTATCATGTTCAACAGCTTTAATTTCTGTAATTTCATCTTTATCTATATATACATTTTTTAATATTGTATATTTCATTTATTTATCACCCTCTTTCTAAATTATGCATAAAAATAAAGCCTTAATCTTTAAGACTTTTGCTAATAAGGTGCTGCTCCATATCCACCATTTGAAGTAACAGAACCTGAACCACCAATTATGTCTATATATGGTCTACCATTATATCCAGGAACTGCTCCAGAATTACTAAAGATTTTCCATTCTTCCTCTCTACGTCTAACAAGTCCAGGTAATACTTGGCCATCACCATGTACCCATTTTTTAAATTCATTATGAATACTTTCTCCTCTTTCTCCTGCAGCATACTTCTTTAGTAATGTTGATTCTTCAAATGCTCCAACTCCTAAGTTATATGCAAATGAACTAAAAGCATCAATTTCTCTTTGCTTAGGGTTACTAACTCCTTTACGTTTTACAATACTTAAAACTTTAGAATAGTAATCTCTATTAAAGTTTTGTGTTAAGTAATGAGTTGCACTTGCTTCGCTCAAAGGTGTAGATACTCCACTTAATTCGCCACCCGTCATTCCATAACCTAAAGTTTTTACACCAACTGAATCATAATAATAGTTAGGAGCAAATCCTTCTATTCCTTTGACATAATAAATAATATTAGCACTTGCTTTACTTCCTGCTGTTCCTCCTGGACTGCTTCCAGAACCACCATGAGAAGATCCACTATCTTTTATTATTCTTCTTGCTCTATAACCACTACCCCATGTAAAAGCTCTTTCTCTTATTTGTGTTCCTGTGTGTGCTGCTTCAACACACATGTGCTTACCGTCTTTTTCTCCAGAATACATAAATACGTGTTCTGTGCTTGGGAATACTAAATCTCCTGGCTTTAAATCTCCTTCTGATACTTCTGTACCTTCTTTTATTTGGGTGTAAGTAGTTCTACTTATTTTGATACTATTATCGTTATAAGCCCATTGCATTAAACCTGAACAATCAGTACCACTATCCTTCCCTAGTGGTGGATAATTACCACCGTATACATACCACTTACCAATTAATTTTCTAGCACTATTGACTACAGATTTCCTCAAATTATCATCGCCATCAAATCCACCACCTTGTGGTGCCATTGGATCAAATACCAAAATGTTATTTTTATTATAGATTGGTGCATTCAAAAAGAATCCATCTTTTTGAAATCTAGCGACTTCTACTCCATCTACATAAACTGGCATGTAATTATCATTTTTTAATATGGGGTTATATAACGTTTTATTCCCCATTTCTACATCTTCAAAAATTCTAATAGGTGCTATTTGCTTAGACTTTAAAATATTATATTTATCAAATTCTATATATGAATGGAAAGTAGTTGAATCTTTTTTATCTTTATATCCAATGCTTACTGCACTATCTAAATCATTAACTAGTCCTATTAATGGTTTGTCAGGCTCACCATTTCGACATAATGCAGTCAGTGCACCTATATAATCGCCATCTTTACCCCAGTTAAAAAATTTTAAGGCGTTATTTTCCATTACCATAGCTAACAAACCGTCATTAAAAAATTTTGCCCCACCTGGCTTAGTTAAATCTATACTAAAAGAACCATCCATATTTTCTATAAGAACAGTTTTTAATTTACCAACTAACCACTCTGCAAAAAAACCTTGGCCACTTCCGAATGTTTTCCATATCCAATCTTTATCATCTGTAGTTCTTTCACTTGCTATTTCAAATCCCATAGATCCTAAACACATAGCACCATAAGTTTTACTGCCTTTTATCTTATCCTCAAAAAATATTGCTCTAACTTGCTGTGGTTGTGCTACATCTCTAAGTGCTTTAAATTTAGTATCCATTGCGTTTAAAACACCTTGTAACATTGCTGAATTAACAGTTCCATTATCATTTAGAATGTTATCTAATTTATTAGTTGTTACATCCTTACTATCGAAATAGTTAGTTTCTAGTTCTCCAAAAGTTACGGAATTATATTTTTTAGTAAGAATATCCCACTCTATTCCTACACATCTTGATTTACTTTCTATTTCTATATCTAAATTTTCAACTGTTACAACATCACCCATAGACACACTTACAAGAGCTTTAAAATACTCATAATCTTCTGTATCTTCTAAAGTTATCATTTCTACAGAACCACTAATTTTAGGTTTATCCAATCCTTCATCAAATAATTTTCTAACTCTTTCTCTCATGGCCGAATATAATTCTTCCTCTGTTTCAAAGCCATCATCATCTTCACTTGCATTTTCTTTATCCTTTAATTTTAAATCTCCCATATCAATAAAGTTTTCTAATATTAAAGGATATTTATTTAATAAAGGTGAATCAACAAATTTTTCAGGAAGCATTATTCCATCAGCAGCAACTGGGTATGCTCTAGTTACAATTTCATCTGTATTTTCATTTAAATTAACATCTAACATATTTTGAGAATATTTTACTTTAACTCCATGATCTACGCCTATTTTTTTATTTATATGAATATCAAAATTATCAAGAAATATTTCTCCACCCCATCTTTTTATGAATGTATTATCTTTATCTCCATTGATAGCTTGTATACTATTCATTCTTACAAAATAAGCAGTATTATAAGTATTTATATCAGAATGCCCTGTAAATCTTGTGCCATTAAAAATAATATCTAAAGCACCTTTACCATTTGTATTAACTGCTCTATTATCTAGGATTGTATGTTTAATTAAATCAAAAAAGATATGTCTAGCTTTAATAGTTAATCCAAACATACCTTTTTCAATACTAAATATTCTAAATAATTGTTCACTTTTTATATAACATACTGGTGACTTAATTACTCCAAATTTTTTTACTTTCTTCCATCTTCCTTCTTCATCATAAGGATGTACTATTTCAATTTCACATATACCGTTTATCTCCATTTTTAAAATAGCTGATGAAGGTTGTAATTTTATATCACCGTTTTCTGTAAAATTAGAATTTCCAGCTTTATAATATTGCATAATTATATGCACCTCCATCTTGGTTGAATTTTAAATTCTGTCACATTGCCAGTATAATTTATTATATTTTCTCCTGGATCTAATTTAGGAAAGTCCCCAGTTTTAATATTAAATAAGTCATTCTTATTTTTATATGCAACTTCTAGTTCACTATCTATATAAACATAATCAGTAACTGGAATACTAAATGTATTGTCGTTTATGCTTACATTAACAATTCCATTACCTTCAATATAAAGCAATGGTTTTGATGATTCTTTAAATTGGTTATATAAATTTTTCTCTTCTGTAAATTCAAAACCCTCAATAAGATATAAATAAGCTCTGCAGGTAAACTCTATTTTAAATAATCCCTTTCTTCTTAATATTGTTTGAAATTCATCAATATTTATATCTACAACTTTATAAAAGAATTCAGTATCATCACTAAAAATTAGCTTATCGTTATCTATATAATTAATCCAATCTTTAATCCTTCTATATCTTTCTTTTATGTTTTTACCTTTTTCAATAAAATTAAATTCTACTGGAATTACTATATCTGAATATCCTCCAAGATCTGTGTAGTAATCGCCATGTCCTGGAACCTCATGTTTGGATCTATTCTTTCTTGGACTTGGTATATTAGGACGTTTTACTATACTTATTCCTAATTCATAATTTCTTATATTATTAAATTCTAAAAAATAGGTCATATTACGTCACCCCTTGCGATTGCTCTAGACCTTTGAGTTTTCTTTATTAATTTGCCATATTCATCAAAGATTGCTTGTGCAATTGTTTTAGTACCAGCTTGTACATTTATTTGTATTAATTTTGGTTCTTTAACTTCTTTAGGTTCTTCTATATCCATAACTTTTCTAACGCTATTTGTAACTAATCTATCTAATTTAGATAGTGGCATAACTGCTTCGTGTTCCTTACCTTCTCCAACCATTGCAAGTGTAGCTTTAGTTACTATACCACCATTCTCAAGCATAGGTATTTGAGGAAGATTTATACCAAAATGTGAACCTCCTATACCTGGAACCCATGAAGGAACATCAAAACCAATTCCGTTTATAGAAGATATAACCCAGTTGATACCTGAAATAGCTGCATTGATTGGTGCTTTAATAACTCCGCCTATCATACCAAAAATACTACTTACTATATCACTTAATCCTTGGAATGCTTCTCTCCAATTTCCAGTAAATACGCCTTTAAAGAATGTTATTAAACCATTAAATACTCCTTTAACTCCATTAAATATTGCTTTTACAGTTCCAAAGAAACTATTAAGTGGTACTCCTAAAAGTCCTAACTTTGTAGTCCAATCAGTTGTAAATGCTCCACTTAAAAAATTAGCAAAACCAACAAATACACTTTTTATTTTGCTCCAAACTGCCTGTACTCCATTTCTGAACCATTCGCATTTAGTATAAAGGACTACAAAAACTCCTGCTAATCCTAACAATAAGGTTACAACTAAGGTGATAGGATTCATACTCATTGCTAAATTTAATGCTTTTTGTGCTACTGTCATAGCATTTGTTGCTGCAGTAACTGCAAGTTGTGCTGCTTTAAATGCTAACATTTTAACTTTGTTCGCTACCCATATAGCACCATTTTTTATTAATACTGCAGTATTTTTTATTAATGATAACGTAAGCTTTCCTAATCCTAGAACTGCTTTTAAAACTCCCTTACTAAATCCTATTAACCCCTTAACAGTAGCTTTCACTAAGTTTAATGTGAATTTACCAAGTGATAGAATTCCCTTACCTAAAGCTTTTGTAAAATTAACAATTCCCTTTGCGGTTGCTTTAACTATTTTTACAGTAAAGTCTGCAATACTCTTTACACATTTACTAATTCCTTTTGCAAACTTACCTATAAAGGTATTACCTTCTTTCGTTGCTTTGGTAAAATCTTTTATTTTACTAGCACCATTTTTAAATGCATTTGCCGTATCTTTAGCAAACTTTATATTATCCTTTAATCCTTTTGATAATTTAGAAAATCCACCTAATGCTAAATTAGTCGCAACAAATGCACTTCCAAGTCCTACTACTAACTTCTTTTGTCCTTCACTCATTCCATTAAATAACTTAGTTATTCCACTTAAGAAACCAGCAATTAAGCTTACAAACGGACTAATAACATCACCAAATCCTATTAATGCATTTTTACCTTCATTTAAAGCTTTTTTCAACTTTTCTCCAGTTGTATTACTTACCTTTTTAAAAGCTTCATCTGTAGAACCAGCACTCTTATTCATTTGGTCTAGCATTTTATTAAAATCTTTACCACCATTCTCACTCAATAAAAGTGCAGCCTTACCTGCTTCTGCACTACCAAACATATCAGCTAATGATTTTTTATTTTTCTTAGCATATGTATTCATACTATTAAGTACATCACCAACGCTTTTACCACTCTTTATAAGTTCCGGGAAACTCTTTCCTGTTGCACTTTGTAAGGCTTTACTTGCTATGGTTCCATTCTTACCTAATTCATTTAACATAGAGTTCATATAAGTAGTAGTTTCTGCACTTTTAACACCTTTTGCAGTCATAATTGCATAACCACTTGCTACTTGACTTAAATTTACCCCTAAACTCTTTGCAGTTGGTATAACTTTCCCCATATCTGCTGACAATTCTCCAACTGTAACTTTACCTAGATTTTGAGTTTGTATTAGTGTATCGCTTACTTTTGTAACTTCGCTAGCTTTCATTCCGTATGAATTTAATATAGTTGTCAATAGATCCAGTGATTGTCCTGCTTCTGCAAATCCAGCTTTTGCTAATTTAGTAGAATTACTTACAAAATTAACTGCATCTCCAGTCTGTTGTCCTGCTGATATTGCATCATAAACATTATTAGCTATTTCACTTGAACTTATTCCACTCTGATTTGATAAATCCATTATCCCTTTTTTTAAATCATCCATTGGTACTTGTGTTGTATCTGCTATAGTTGCTACTTTTCCCATAGAATCTTCAAAATCAATAGACATTTTAGTTGCAGCAGTACCTACGCCTACGATTCCTATAGATGCAGGTTTCATTTTATCAGATATTTTGCCAGCCTTTTCGCCAGCTTTTGCAAACTTATCTCCCATTTTTTCTAAAGCTTTATTATTTTCTTCAATAGCTTTCTTTGTGTTAAGTATAGCTTTTTCAGATTCATTTAATTTAATTTTTTGGGTATCTATTTTTTTATTTGAACTTTCTATCGCTCTTTCATTTTTAGCATATTCTTCTTTTAGTTCTTTTAATTTATTATCTAATTCCTTAACTTCTTTGGATCCTTTACCATAAACCTCTACTGCTTCTTTTTGTTTCTTTTCTGTATCTGCTATTTTCTTCGCTAGTTGTTCATTTGAATTTTTATATCCTATAATCTCTTTATTTATTTGTCTTATAGTTTCTCGTGACATAGCTACTATTGTATTTTGGGATTTGAGTTTATTGGCTAACTCTCCTTGCTTAGCTTTCAATTGATCCGTTGCATTTCCAAAGAGCTTAGCCTTTTCACTAGCTAATCCAAATTGAGATTGAGTAACCTTTAGTTGATTTACAACTTCTTTCATCTGTCTTTGAAAATCCGAACTATTTGCTCCAATTTTTATGTTTGCTCCTGCCATTTACTCACCCCCATATTCCTGGAAATCATCACTATCGTCATATTCATTTGCTTCTTTTTTTCTATTAAAGATATAGTCTAAGTAATCTAAATAAGCTATAAAATCCATGTCTTCACAGTCTTTAAAACTCATTCTTTGTTTTGAAATTGCAAAATCGTAAATGGAATATAAGATATCTGTAAGAATAAATTCATCTAATTCTTCAACATCTTCATATCCATTTTCTTTGTCATATTCATCAAAAAAGGAAGATTCTTTTGAATCTTCCTCAATTAGTTTTTTGACATCTTTTTCATTCCAGCTTGTGTTCTAGAATTTACATCTTTTGCAACTTCCATAAATTTAAGCTGAATTTGGTCTGCTCCTAAACCATCTAATAGTTCTTCCTCTGTGAATCTATTTCCAAATGCTTGCACTAAAAAAGCAACCATCATATCGAAATGTTCTATCTCGAATGGTAGTTGCTTATCCTCTAAGTCAGTTAATACTTTTTGTATTTCTAAAAATCTTCTATATAAAGAACCTGTTACAGTTTTTAATCCAAAGTTCCTTTGTTTATCTTCTATATTTAATACTATATTCAATTAAAAATCCTCCTTTTAAGCTGCAGATTCATTTGTTGGTTCTTGTACGGTACTGAACCAATTTTGAATAGCAGCTTTTGCACTTGTATGATTTTCTTGTAAGTAACTTTCATTAACTCTTACTCTCCAATTCTTATCTTTTTCACGTGGATAGAAAGTACCTTTAAGTGTTGGTGTTTGTGTCTTTAATTTATCTTCTTGTGTTTCATAATTTTCTGTTGCACCTTCATTAAATTTACCACAATATAACCATACAAATTCATATTTTCCATCAGTTCTTTTAGCTCTCCATCCAATAGCAATTTCATTCGCCATATCATCTTGATTATCTACTAAAAATCCATTTTCATATTTACATCCTTTTAAAAGAGCTTCTTGCTCTGGACTTAAATCATTTATCTCTATTTCAACTTCAACACTATCAAAACTTTCTATTACTTCCTCTGTTCCATCATCACTATAAGTATTTTCTACTTTCTTTTTCTCTGTTACTTTTGCACTAATGGATCTTGCTAATTTTTTTACTGCATCAGTTTTATAGCTGCTTAATGTATTTTCAGTAACTAAAGCTATTGATATATCTCTTAAACCCATTCTTCTAGATTTAACAACTAATTCTGCCATTTAATCATCTCCTTCATCTATTTCTGCTATATAAAACCTTAATGCTTTATGATATATCTTTGTGTCAGTTTCAAACTGATCTCTTCCATCTGTATAACTAAAACCTATCTTTAACATGGCCTTCTTAACATCTTTTTTTAATTTTTCTACATTCTCTTTACTCCAAATATCTATTTGGAAATAATGTTCTAGCACCTCATTTGTATCTTCTGAATAATCGTTAGGTAACTCATTATATTGAAAGAATGTTATATGAGTTTTATTTAAACTTTCATCATACCACCCATATAATACTGGATAACCTAAAGGGGCCAAAGCTTCTAATATTCTTTTATTCATATTGCACCTACTCCAAAATTTTTATCATTTTACTGTATTCTTTTTCAGCTATACTACTGAATTCTTTTTTGTATTTATTTAATGCATTTACCAGGAATGGATTGGCTGGGATTTTACTTGTACCATACTCAATAAATTTTGCATAGAAATAAGGGGAATTGTCCCCTTTTTCCCATCCTACAACTACAAATAATCTACCATTTTTATTTTTAACAGAACTTAACGGTATTTTATCTCCCATATGTTGCCCTGTCCTACTTCCTTTCCTTCCTGAATCCCAAGGATTTTTACTTCTTGGTGCTAATTTTTTAGCTTCATTTTGAGTTAATTTACCACATTGTTTTAATATGCTTTTATTTGCTCTATCATTTGCAGTTTTTCCTCCAAGATCCTCACACTTTTTAATTAAATCTTCCAATCCTACAAATTCTAAGGTAGCCATTTTATGTTGACCTCTTAACCTTTAAAATTACTTCTTCTTTATTGAACCCTAGAAAATCAGGTGAAATAATATCATATAATGAATTATTCCATTTAACCTTATATTTTCTACTTCCATTTTCATCATCAATAAATAATTTTTTTAGTAATTCACAGTATCTAATCTTTATATTTAATACTGTTTCTAGTCCTATACTATAAGCCTCGTATAGTTCTTTACCATATAAATTATTTATCTTGGCCCAACAATCAAAAACTGTAATATATCCATCAGTTCTATAACCATCATCATCAACCAACTTTGTTTTTTCAACTATTTCAATTTTATATTTATAAGCAGTTAATAGTTGCTTTTTCTTTTGGCTAAAGTCATTTATCATCTTCTTGCACCACACTTTGTATTTGTAATTGTGTTAATTGCCTTTGAAAATTTATTTCAAAATATTCTATTGCATTATTATAATCATATCTGCAGTATTCAAATAATAATGCCATATTAAAAGAACTACCCTCAAAATCAAGAGTAGTTCCTGCTATATGTTCTAAATATTCTTTTCCAGCTTCTAAACTTCTTTTAAAATTATCATCTTCATCATTCCAAGTAATTTTTAAACGTTTCTTTAATTCTTCTAACATTATTTATTACTTACTCTTTGATGATTTTGGAGCTTCTACACTTAAACTTGAAATATCGAATACAAGGAATGAATCGTTATCCTTTGGCTCACCAGTTGCATATTGTTTTGCTAAGTAAGTTCTTTCATCATCAATAAACTTATATTCATCTGAATACTCTATTTTTTGTCCTGAACCAACTCCCATAAAGTAATCCTTAGCCATTCCAGCTACCATTTTACCTTGTGGAACTGCTACAGATTGGACTATTTTAGCTGGTATAGGCATAACACCAAATACATAAGTACCTTGTTGAGTTAAAAATGTAGTTGCTGAAAAAATCTTTTCCCAATAATCTAATGGATTAACTAATATTAATACTGATGGTACTGCTCTAGTTCCATTCTTAGTTAATGGAGCCATTACACTTTTACCTAAAGTAGCAGGTGTTAAATCTGCTAATGGTGTAGCATCTTTATCAGGATATACTTTATCTACTACGGCACCTTTTAAATTCTTTATCATTCCGATTGGTTGGTCTTTTCCTGTTCCTGCTACTATAGCAGATTCTAAAGCTATCGCCATTGCTTCACTTAAAACTGTTCTAACATATCTATCTAACCATTCAGGACCTAAATCAAGCATTGCTTTTGAAACTGGCATAAATGCAGATAATTTATACATATCTGTCTTTACTTTATCAAATCCATGTGAAAGCTCCTTCTTTACTGCATCTGTTAATTGTCCCCACCATGCTGCTTCGCAGTTTGTCTTTCTTATGATCCATTCTGTTACTGCAGTAGTATTTTGGAATGTAATTTCACTTAATAGTGGGTGGTTTTGTTCCAAATCCTCAAAAACTCTATCGAAAACAGTAGTTGGAAGTGTTACTGTTAGATCAGTAAATCCCCTTTTTTCAATTACTTCAGTATAATATTTTCTTTCTTCAGAAGTTAGAGTATTTATTCCTCTTTTATTTAATACATTTCTATCATTAACCTCTGAACTTATCATTGATCTTGCTTCTTTTTGTGCTTCTTTTAATATATTGTCATGAATACCTTGTGCCATTCTAACTAAAGCTTCTGCCATAGCTTCTTTATTTTCTCCCTGAATAGCATCATTAACTTGTGTTCTTATTTCGTTCATATCTATGGTATTATCTAAATTTTTTATTGGCATCTAATCATCTTCCTTTCTTATTTCACCTCATTAAAGGCATTAAAAAAAGCTGAAATAATTTCAGCATTTCTCTTTTCATTTATTTTATTTTCTTCTTGTCTTACTTCCTGTGTGTCTCCCTTATCGTTCATTTCTTTTTCTCTCATTTCTTTAATTGATATATTTGAAAGTTCTGAACGACAATTTATTTCTGTATCTCCGTAAGCTGGTAGTGGTGTTGCTGTAACTTCAAATAAATCAACTTCTGTTATATCTCTATAGAAATTCCAATCATCATCCCATCTAGTCTTTTGGTCTAATATATTGAATCCAAATGAACAACCTCTTATTAATCCAAGTCTTACATTCTCTAATAAATCATTTCCATCAGTTGTATTCGGTACATTTAATTCAAATCTTAGGCCTTGGCCATCTTCTTCTAAAATTAAATTTGAATTTGTTCTACCTACGACTTTATTCCAATCATGATTTATTAACATAAATTTATCTCTTGTTTTATCAGCAAGTGTTTTTAAAAATGCTCCTGGAGAAACTTTTTCATAGAAAGTATCACCCCATCTATCAGATAATTTAGTATAATCATCAGAAAATACTGCAGCATAACCTTCTAGTTTTCTTTCTTCTAAATTTGCATTTCTAAATTCAAGGTTTACTGTTCTTTGTTCCATTATTTCCACCCCCTTTCAAGTCAGGATTTAGAACTGATTGATAGTTTTTAGTAACATAGTGTTCTTTTGACCAATCTAAATCTAATGGCTCTTTTCCTAGCATTTCTAAATTATCATCTATAGAATTTACACCTATTCTAAATAATAAATCTGCTGACTTAGATAGCTTTTCTAAATCAACATTTCTAATTTTTTGAGTATTCATTTTAACGTAAGTTCTTTCTAAATAATCTTTTCTTCCATAAACCTTACGATTAATTTCTGATGTAATAAGTCTTGCTATTGGATTTATGCAAAACATTAAAAAGTTATCAGTTTGGCCTTCAACTCCAGCAATATCACCTTTAATAACTCCCGCTGGTACATGAAAGGCTGCTGCAACAAAATCTATAATGTCATTTATTACTGCTCTTACATCTCTACTATCTTTTGTGTTACTACTAGCTTTACTTTCATTAAATTTATAACTATTTGATAACGGTAATACTGCATTATCAGCTTCAAGATATTTTTTAAAATCTTCTTGCATCAACTTATCAAATGCTTCTTTTGATGGTCCTTGTAATGGTGCTTGTCCGTTTATTTCTAATATACCTTTTCGGCCATTAGACTTCCTATACGATGACATTGAAGTACCAAGTAATTTACTATAATCTTCATATAATCCATCAATTAAGGACTTAATATTATCATCATTTAGTTTTAAATAAATAACATCTGATTCTTTAAATGTATCTTTTAATTGATAATCTCTTACTACAACATTTTTATAAATATCCTCATAATAAACATATTCATCATGTCCAAATTCATCTGCAACATAGAACTGATCTTCTAATTGAACTATTAAACATTCATTATCATATACAAGATTTGATATTACCTGCATCCAAAATTCAGTAGCATTTTGATTCTTATTAGGTTCTATATTAAAAGCATAGTAATTATTCTTTTTAACATATTTTCCTTTTTCAAATGTCTCAAATTCTGATAAAACTAACGCATTAGTTATAATAGAAATGCATGATTGAATAGCAAACTCTTTATAAAATATAGCTGCCTTTATATCACTAGTTACTGGCTTACCTTCCATTTCAGCACTAAATAAACTACTAAAAAAACTTTTTATTCCTATTTAAATCACCCCCTTTAGTATGAATAGCAGCCATAACTTACAGCTTCACAAACACTCTGTGGAATATCTTCATCCTTTGATAAAGCGTGTATAAAAGCAGAAAAGCCATCAGTTTTTCTTAACTTAGGCTCAATCTTCTTATAACTCTTATTCCCTTTTTTATCTGTATCTACATAAATATTATTTGTATACCAACGCATCATAGGATCATCACCAAAAATAATATTTTCATTAGCAAATAACTGCTCTACTAATGGAGCCAATTTATTATGTGTAAGATATCCATTACCTACATCACTTAACGGAAGTCCAACTTCGTTAAATGCAGAAGCTAGTAATGACCTTCTATATCTATCTGCAACAATATCTAAAATATTGTATTTACTAGCTTTTTCTAAAAACCATTCAGCAATATATTTAGGATCTATTGTATCTTCTTTAAGTACAGTACATAATCCCATTTTCTTGGCCAACTCTATGTCAAACTTTATTTTTCTTCCTGGTAAGTTTAAAGCCTTATGACATATAAATGTATGGTGGATCCAAACACGCTTATTTCCATACTTGAACAATAGCCCACACCCTACAAAATCTCGAATACTTGCATAGTCTACTCCACCTATACATGAACAACCTTCAAGTTCTGGTATTTCTTGATTTGTAGCTTTTATTTTTTCCCATTCTGCAACTACAGTATAAGAATCTTGTGCAGGTCTATTCATTCTTTTAGTCATGAAAGTTAACGCAGTTTGGGGTTGAAACTCCATATCGTTATATTCTTCATCCATTTCTATTTGAAGATCTTTAAAATATCTCAATGAAGGATTTGCCTTTTCCCACTTTTTTTTATTATGAACCTCTTCATCAGAATCAAGTCTATATAAAAGCGGTAACATCCTAGTTGTTTTATTTTCACCTTTTAATATTGCATCTGCAATTTCTAAGTAATCATCTAAAACCCCACCTCTAACTTCTCCGTTAGTTGTTATCATGAATGTTCTTGAATTACGTTTCTTACCTAATGCTGATTTAAATACATTTATATTTTTATAATCCTCATATTCGTGTATTTCATCAAATATAATACAAGCTGGTCTTAAACCATCTTTTGTTTTTGCATTAGAAGTTCTGTATTTTATATATGATCTTGTTTTCTTAAAAACAATTTTTTCTTTTGTATAATAAAATGCTCTTTTTAACTTTTTATTATCATCTATAATTTCATATACATCATTAAAACTAGTTTCTGCTTGATCCTCTGAATTTGCTACTATATCAACATTATATTTAGGCAGTCCATGAAAATCCGTTGTTAAATACCAAGAAACTCCACTTATAAAACCATTTTTACCGTTTCCTCTACCCATCATTAAAAATATAGTAGTCCAAACTAAAGTGCCATCATCATAATAGCAATGAATTAAACCTATAACGAATTTTTCCCAAGGTAATAATTTATATTTAAAATATTCCTCGATTTTAGTTACTGCTTTTTCAATCCTATCATGATCTATAAAAACATTAGGTTGTGATAGTTTATTTTTGACTAATTCAATACATTTCTTTATATCCTCGCAACTCTCTATTGCTCCACTTTCTATAAGATTGATATATTCGTCAATGTATTTATTAAAGGTCATAATCTCCATCACCACCCTTAACAGATGGTTTTAATCCTAAATCATTTAAAATTTTAAGCATTTGAGCACTTGTTTTATTTAATTCAGAAATACTATCATTCTTTTTCTTACCCGTTTGCTTTCCATTATTCCACTCTACAGAAACGCCACATTCTTTTATATCATCTATGAGCCTATTTTTAATATCCCATAAAGCCATATAATCATTTACTAAATCTTCATAGTGCTTTCCGTAGGTCTCATTTTCATTTAATTGCTTTAATAGATCCTCTTTAATTTCATCTGCAATCTTATTTCCCAACTCTTGCACACTTTTTGCTTTTGCACCCTTTTTTGTGTGCGAGTTGCGTTGCCAGTTAAATCTTCTCTTCCAGGACTTAATTGTATTTATAGATACATTATATTTTTCAGCTATTTCAGAATATTTTTTTCCTGCAATATAGTCTTTATAAGCATTTTCACGAATTATTAAGTTTTCCTTTTCATTCATTTTCACCACCTCATTTCTTGAAATAAAAATACATTTTGCACCCCTTTTTATTATGGGTGCACCCCCCTCATGCGAAGTTTCAAAAAATCTCTTTTGTCTGGAGCTATACCCGACCGATACACTTTTCCCAAAATCCGATTTTTTTAATAGGGGGGCTATCACCAACGCTCTTCATTCATAAATTTTTTCTTTTTGGTTCTATTCAGATGTTTATCATGGATCATATTATGACATCTATTGCAAAGACTTATAAGATTATTTATATCAAGTGCCAGTTCAGGATATTGTTTAAGTTCCTTCATATGATGAACACATTGAGCTGGTGAAAACTTACCTTCCTTCTTACATAGTTGACATTCAAAGTTATCTCTAATTAGTGCTTCATTTCTTTTCTTCTTCCACTTATAAGTTTTATAAAACCTATTTGCTTCTTCATCGACTATATATCTCTTAAATCTAGCACTCATTTATTTTCACCTCTATATTTAAAGTATTGAGTCATATAAAATTCCATAAAAAAAACAGGTCTCTTTTATATAAGTTTCCTGCTTTATTTTTAAATTTCTTATTCTTTTAAATAATCTAATATTTTTACCACTAAATCTGATTTATGATTAATATTATTTTTTGTATCATTTTCTAACTTAGTAATTATTTCATTAATATTTCTTTTACTATCTTCTGAAATAAGACTTAATCCTGCTGCTAACCACCCATTGTCATCATTAAATCCTAAGTGATGTACATAATTAATAAGTTCACCATATTCATCTGATAAAAATTTTATTATTGGTTCTTTTATTCCTATAATTTCTTCATTTATTGTAGGTAAATTTTTTTCCAAAAGATTATATTCAGTATAGAATTCCATTAATGATTCTTCATTTAAAGTATTATCTAATAAAATTAAATCATAAATATAGTCCTTAAATTTACTATCTATTTTATAAATATTATTAAAATTAATTTTTTCACTAAAACACTCTAAATCATATCTCCCTTTATTTATTTTACTTATATTATCATTCATGCTTATAGTTCGTGATTTTATGTATATTAATATTTCTTTTTCAAATGAATTAATAAAATTTTCTATTTCAAATTTAATAATAACTTTAAGTTTCCTTAATTTTTCCATCTGCTTCTTTGTTTCATTATCATAGTTTCTATTAATTGTGAGTATTACTCCTGCTGTTGCAAATATAATACTAAGTAAAATACCTGCTAAGTTTGTCATCAAAGTCAACCATTCTCTATAATACCCATTAGAAAATTGATTAAATGTAAAAAGTCCTGCCATTCCCCAAATACATACTATTAAAATTATTGAACTTTTTAAAAATTCTAAATTCTTGCTTTTATTATCCTCCATATTACACCTCCTATTTAAATTATATAATACAGATCCTTTTCAAACAATAATATAAAATACCTCTTAATACATATTGTGTGGCTTTTTCTACATTTGCTCTATACTTTATATAATCAATGTTTAAAGGCATATTAAAAAATAAATGACACCTTATTCTTTTATGTTACATTTAATAGATTTTAAAACCTTTAATCATTCTATTAATATGACTTTGTTCAACTCCAATATAGTGTAATGTTATAGATGGATCTGAATGATTAAATATTTTTTGAAGAGTTACAATATCTTTATATTGCATATAAAAATGATATCCAAATGTTTTTCTTAATGTATGAGTTCCTAAATTAAATAATCCAAATATTTCACCAGTTTCTCTAAGAATTGTATAAGCTTGTTTTCTACCAATTGGATTATTATATCCTTTCTGAGATTTTATTAAGAATTCATCTAAATCTTTATCTTCACAATACTTCCGTAATTCTCTTTTTAAAATTGGAGTCATTGGAAATATCTTTTGTTTTTTAGTCTTTTTTTCTCTTATACATATAGTTTCCTTACCTTTTATATCCCTTACTCTAAGCTTTAAAATATCACTTATTCTAAGTCCTGAATTTATTCCTATTAAAAACATTATATAGTTTCTTTCACTATATTTTCTTAGATAGTTTGCAATCTCTTGAACTTTTGAACTATCTCTTATCGGTTCAACATAATTCATTTTTGCCTTAAAGCTCCATTAACTCTTTTAAAGCTACTATGTTTCATACATTCATTTATACCTTGGCAAGGATTATATATAACAATTTCTTCTTCACAGTTTCCACATTTATAGCCATTACATAAGGGTGAGAAAAATGAACAAGCACATTTTAATTTGTTTCCTTCCCACTTCATATACATTGGCAAATTTCTTTTTTTCATCTTCTCACCTCAATTTTAATAATTTGTTATTATAAGTTCACCATATTGTTTTCTTCCTTTGGCTTCCTTGGATATAGAATAGTTGACTTTAACTTCTTCAATATTAAAATCTTTATACCATTCTCTTACTTTCGGATGATCATTTATAGTTAATAAAAACTTACCTTCTAATGATTTCAATTTATCTCTTAAAATTAAATGTTCATTTTCTCCGAATTTATCTTTATAGCCACAAGTTTCAAAATAAGGTGGATCACAAAAGAAAAACGAATGTTTTCTATCATACTTTTCTATTATTTTTTCAAATGATAAGTTTTCTACATAAGTATTTTTAAGCCTTTCCCTTAAATCATTTAATATATTTTTATAAAATATTTGTGGTGATGGTTTAATTGTAGTTCCATATCCATAGTTATCACCTTTACCTGCAAAACTTTGTGTTATTAAATATAAAAATCTAATAGCTCTATGTATTTCAGTCAGATATTCTAATGTACAATTTTTATATTCCTCAAAAATATCTCTACCTGAAAATTCATATTTTAATTGTCTTTCTATTTCTGGAGCATGATATTTAATCATTTTAAATAAGTTTATTAATTCTCTATCTATATCATTTATTACTTCAACTTTTGAAGGCTCTTTACCAAAATAAACCCAACCTGCTCCAAAAAATAATTCAATATAACAATTATGGTCAGGTATTTTTTCAATTATCTTTTTTCTTAATTTTGATTTTCCTCCCATTCTTGTAATAGGTGGTTTTAACATCTTAATCACTTCCTATACATTTTGATTTGGGTTAATTTATACACACCTAACTTCATCAAAATAAAAAGCATTTAGACTAATGAATTTATTAATCTAAATGCTTTTAAGGGGTTAGTGAAAAATCATAACTTTTACAATATAATAATAACATCTATATACGTTTTTTTAGTGAACTCATTACGTACGAAAATAGTAATAAATCCGTATCCCTAAAAATTTTCAAATTTAAATTGCTTATATGGATTTACAAATAACATATAATACATATGTTTAATAACTTTATTCCTTAATTTTGTTCTACAATAGTCTCCACTAAACCCTAAGTTATATCCTATTTGATCCCAACTAAGTTGATTAAAATTAAAGTATCTTAATTTTACTAATTTCTTTTCACTATCACTTAATATATCTAAGGCATTATCTATCATATTAATCATATTTTGATTAGATATTATTTCTTTTTCTAGCTGTTTTATTCTTCTTTCCTTCTCTAATATCTCATTTTCTACTGAAGAAGTAATTTTATATGTAGGTCCAGTTCTTTCTTCATATGATATTGAAGAAGTTCCTTGATATGTTTTTGATATAATTTCTATTTCTAATAATTGATTCTTTATAGTTGCTTTTATTGTATTGTAATTACTTAATATATTTTCTACTTTTTTTAAAATTTTTTTATCCATACTTACCTCCATTATAAGAAATTTTTATATTATATATTCTGGCTAGGAGATACTATATAAAGTGATATGGGGGATATCACTTCCTTTCTTATTAACGGTTCATTTCCTAGCCAGATTGATTAATATTTTCTACCCATTACGAACTAACTAAATAAATCTATTTTAAACGTTCCAAATGTATATCCATAAGTACATCCAATTATTTCAACCTTATCCTATGAATTCTTTAATGTTAATTCTTCCTTATATTTCAAACTAAATTTCAATAAAAAATACCGCATATTCTTTTAAAATAATGCGGTATTTTTTATATTTATAATCCATTTGAAATTTCTATTTTTGCGAATTTCTCTATAAGATTATTCATATCCCCTTCATATATATATAACTTTTGCGAATTGTCCCACTTATATCCGAATCCTAATAGAAGACTTTTAGCCTCTTCATATTCGAGTTCAGCACTATCTGCTAATTCATAGTGATTCCATTTTTTCTTGCTTGAAATTAAATCTATTATAGAAATAGGTGATTTTATATTTTGCTTTTTATCTACAAAAGTATTTTTAATAAATTTACTAAATTTACAACCCATCTCAATAACAGCAACACCAGTTACTAACTGATCAAATACAGGATAATAATCATTCCATAATTGAATAATATCCTTTAATCCAAAACCACCTGCTTGAATTATTCCAGTATCAGCATATATTGTGTTATCTTTTATATCATGCGTAAAAATAAAGTCAATTACCTTTACTTTATCATATGAAGGTTCCCAAATAACTGTATTGTCTTCTTTTCTTATATATGATAATATTTTTTGATTAAAATAATACTTAGATCCTAATCTATAATACTTAGATACATCTGCATTTATTTCATTTGAATACTCAAATATATCTTTCAATGTAGTTTCATTATCAATTTCTATTATTTTTTCACTACATACATGAGTTTCTTGAACGAATGACTGCATTAAATCTTTATATACAACCTTAATTTCCATTAATGTAGACTCCCTTAACTTTAATAGTATAAAAGTAAATTTTATCCACATATAATTATAAATTAATTTTTAATACTATTCAATTAATCCAAATGAGATATACATACCGCATTATTTAATTTTCAAAGAACATTTCTATTAAGTAGTTCACACTTTTCTAATATTGCGAATTAATTTTATTTTCCGATTTTATAAATGTGTCTTATTGATTTTTTTATAATAGATTTTGATTTTGTTATATTTTTATTATCATTTACGAGTATATTATATTAGAGTATAATCTTTTAAAAAGTTAAATCTCAACTCCTTATTTAATCAGCAATAAATACATGCCTTGTATCTTCACAATAAATTTTTTTAACTTCTACATCTGATGCTTCAAGAACTTCTTTCAACTTCTTTTCTGCATTACTCCATGATGATGCAATAACATAGCTTGTACACTCTGACTTTAATACATTTTTCCCACTCCACTTTATCTTATATAATGATTTACTCATATTATTAACTCCTAACATTCACTTGATTTTCTTCTCATTCTACATCTCTTTTTTATGTTATCACTAACTATAAATTGATAAGCATTTATCTCTCTTTCTCTTTTCATCTGTTTACGTCTTATATCTCTTATTGTCATTTCCATCATTTCATGTGGTGTATACTTATTTAATAAATTCATTATTATCTTCTCCAATCTAAATTTGCAATTTTTTGAAGCTTATCTATATAAACAAACTTTAATGTCCCTGTCTTACCATTTCTTTGTTTTGATATAATCCATTCCATTAAATTCTTATCTTCTGTTTCTGGATTGTAATAATCATCCCTATAGGCAAACATGACTAAATCTGCATCTTGCTCTATATTTCCACTTTCCCTCAAATCTGAAAGCATTGGTCTTTTATCTGCTCTCATTTCTACTGCTCTACTAAGTTGGCATAATAATATAACATTTATATCTAATTCTTTTGCTAATAATTTCAACTGTCTTGTAACTTCACCTATTGCATACGTTCTATTTTCATTTATATTAATCTCCATTAGTCCCAAATGATCTATTATTAAAACATCTAATCCATTTGATTGCTTCATTGCCTTTGCCTTAGCTTTAATTGTTAATATATTTTGATAGTCAGAACAATCAGTTAGCATATTTCCTCTCTTTGCTAATTCATTGTAAGTATTACTTATTTTTAAAAATTCATTATCATTTAATTTTCCAAGTTGAAGCTTATTAACTTCTACATTGCTGTTATAAGCTAATCTTCTTATTCCAAGACTCTCCTCTGTCATTTCCATTTCAATAAGTCCAACTTTATAATTATTTCTAGCTAATCCATCTGCCATATTTAAAGCTATAAGAGTTTTACCCATAGAAGGCCTCCCTCCAATTACAAATAGCTCTCCTTTTTTTAATCCATTTGTTGCCTTATCAAAATCAATAAATCCTGTTTTCATACCTGGTATTTCTCCACCATTTTTAGCTCTTTTCTCTATTTCATTTAATGTCTTTGCAAGAAGATCTGTATCACTTAATATAGATTTTTTTGAAGCATTATTTCTTATAATTTTTTCTTGCATATATCCAATAATTTTATCTGGTCTTTTATTTTCATCATATAAATCAGCTATTGAATTATTCATAGCCTTTATAGCTTCTCTCCTATATGACTTATCTTTTAATATGTCAATATAAGCTCCAATATTTATATTCAATCCACTTGAGATTAAGTTACTTATATAGGTTACTCCACCAACATCATCTAAGTTATCCTTGCCTATACTATCTATTAAAGTTACAAGATCTATATCTTTCCCTTCTCCAAATAATTTACACATATGAAAAAACAGTATTTTATGTCTTTTTATATAAAAGTCTTTTTCATTTAATCTTTCTATACATTCAACTATGTTTGACTTATTGTGAAGTATAGAACCTAATATTTCTATTTCTGCTTCTATCGCTCTTGGTAATTCTTTCATTCTCTTTCTGCTCCTTAATCATCAAAATTAAATGGCTTATAAGCCCCAGGCTTATTTTGATTAACCTCTTTGTTTTTACTAATTTTTTGATTTAAATATTCTTCAAATTTACTTTGTCTAAATAGTGTTGATGGTCTTAAATATTTCTCATAGCTTGTACCTTTCCATTCCTCATATTTATTATTAATTACGCTTTTCATATCATCTACTGTAAATCCATCATTAATTCTTCCAGATATTAAACTAACAGTTGCTTTACTATCTGATTTATATTTGGTATTTGCTTTAAGATTTAAAAAATCAATAACCTCTCTACAAACACTATTTATATATTTAATAGATGGTTCTTTTAATAGATTAATATTTTGTTCCGACTTTTGAGTAGGTAGGGTTCCGACTTTTCGGTCGATAGGTTCCGACTTTTGAGTAGGGTGCTTTTGAGTATCATCTGCTATTAAATCTATATAACTTTTCCCAACTCCATAAAACGTATATACTCCACCTTTCTTTATAAGTTCAAATTCTAATACATTAGCCTCAACTAACTTTTTTAGCCTTCTTCTTAACACATCTTTTGATTTAATTCCTAGTATAGGCAACTCATCAATAAGAGCATCAGATTTAAGCCAATAGAAAGGCTTATCATTAATAATCTTCATTACCATCTTTCCACTATCCTTAAAGTCTATAAAATACCTTAAGATGGATAAGTCTTTATCATCCAGATTCATTTCAATTGCTTTTGATTGTAAGAATCCCATAAAAGTAAATTTCAATTTCACTACCTCCTTTGAGGATTTTATGATATAATTAAGGTGCTTTAATAAATTAGGTGGCTAACGCCATCTTTTTTTATATCCTTAATTACTGATCCATAAGCTTCACTAAAGCTAAGTCCTCTAAAATATCTCTTTTCAATCTCATTTATTAAAATATTTATAATTTCATCCATAAAACTCTCCTAAAAAGTTGATATAACATGTCCATTTTTAACTGTTAAAAATAATCCTTTACAAGCCAATAAAATAGCTTCTTCTAATGTTACTTGTTTCATAATATCCCTCCATAATTTAAGATATGTAGTATATCAATATACAAGGCTATTAAGCCTGTTCTTCTTTAGATTTGTAATACTCTTTTACTAATCTTCTACATTCTTCTGCTCCTAATCTCCTTAAAAGTGATTTGGCTGCAATTCGGCCAAACGCATCCTTACATTTAGCTGATGGTTGATTTTCTTCAATGACTCTAATATTACTCATTTAATCACCCCCATAAAATTAATTTATGCTTTATTTAAATATCTTGTTCCTAGATATTTAAATGTTTCTCCGCAATTATTTTTAACTCTGCTGCTCTTCTTTCTAATTTACTGAAGAACTCAATAATAGTTTTTAGTTCTTCTTGTTCTGAATCGTCAATTATCCCATCTTCTACTATCTTTAATAAAGTTTTTTGTATTTCCTTGCTATTTTCTAAATCATTAGTTGCTGATATAGCAAATCTATAAAGGTTTTCTATGTTTTCAGAATCTATCGGTTGAGTAATTCTTTTTCCTATAGGGCATTCATTACAACAATAGTTATTTAATAATTGTGGTGCATTATATGCATCAGCCATAATAACTACCTTATCTACTGGAACGACTTTGCATAAGTCTAACTCATAATCAGTTAAAGAATCTTTAGATATTCCAAGGTATTCTGAAGCTCCTTCCCTACTTGTGAATTTAGGATTATACTTTGCTGCTTCTTTTCTTGCTATGCAGTACACATTTTGTGCTGCTTTTGTTGGTTGTTTTGCCATGTATATTTTTCTCCTTTCATGAAATAATATAAACAAAGTTTGCTATAAGCAACATTAGTTTGCAAAAAAAATTTCTTCTATTGTTTTATTGAATAAATTAGAAATCCTTTTAGCTAATATTAAAGATACTCTTCTATTATTATTTTCAATCATGTTATATGTGCTCACTGCAATACCTAATTTCTTTGCACATTCCTTTTGAGTCATATTTTGAGAGTTTCTATAATATTTCATTTTATTATTCATATAAAATCACCTCGTCTCATTTTGCAACCTTTAAGTTTATTATAGTGTCACAATTAGTGAATGTCAAGATAAAATGTTTCGTTTTGTGACTTAACTTATCTTATAAATCGCTTTATTGTATAATTAAAATATATTCACAATATGTGAAAGGAGTTTGAACTATGAATTTAGGTGATAGAATCAAATCGCTAAGAACTTCTAATAATATTACACAAAAAGACTTAGCAGAATATCTTAATGTTGGTAGAAGTACCTTGTCACAATATGAAAGTGGCCAACGTATTCCTAATGATGAAATTAAAAATAAGATTGCAGATTACTTTAATGTTTCTTTAGATTATCTTATGGGAAAATCTAATATAAAAGAATCAGCCGAAGAATTATTAAAAGATAAAAGATCGACTATAGCTCTTCATAATGATAATGGTATTGATGATGAATTACCTGAAGAAGCAAAAAAAGAGATTGAAAACTTTATTGAATATGTAAAAAATAAATATAGTAAAAAATAAGATTATAGAATAACTATAATCTTATTTTTTTACCACTAGCTAATTTGCTTTTTTTTGTTCCATTACGATTAAAGGAATAATTATATTATTTGCTATTTCTCTTGCATAATTGTAATTAATATATCTAGGAGTATGTGTAAATGAATTTAAGATATCAATAAAACTTTCCTCTTTAATAAATTTTAAAGTGCTATCCAAATAATTTTTTAATGCTTTATGCCCACCAAATAAGTTTTCAAATTTAACTTTTTCTTCATTTGTTAAATTGCATTTTTTTCCTTCTATAATTTTTTGATAAACGTCTTTATATACATTCTCTAAATTAATAAGTAAATTTCCATTTAAATTTATTCCATTTTTATTTAAATATCTTTTTGCAATATCTTCTATAATAGCTCTAAAAGCTAATGAATATAACAAATAATATTTTTCATATTTTAAATCTTTTACTTGGTTTATTAGTTTGGGCAATTCTAATTTAAGTTCTATTTTTATAACTTCTGATTCGCAAAACATATTTTTATTTGTATTTACATTTATAATTTTAACACATTCTTCCTTTGGATCTTCTTTTGGCTCTTCTTTTGGCTCTTCTTTTGGCTCTTCCTTTGGCTCTTCCTTTGGCTCTTCCTTTGGTTCTTCCTTTGGCTCTTCTTTTGGCTCTTCTTTTGGCTCTTCCTTTGGCTCTTCCTTTGGCTCTTCTTTTGGCTCTTCCTTTGGTTCTTCCTTTGGTTCTTCCTTTGGTTCTTCCTTTGGTTCTTCCTTTGGTTCTTCCTTATTATTTCCACCTATTGTACTAATTATATTATTTGAATATAAAAATTTATAATCTTCTTTATAATCCTTATAATAATTCTCAATATCTATGTTGTTATTTCTGTAAGCTACATCTATTTCAAATAACATTTTAACAATAACTTCCTTTAAAATTTCTTTAAACTTTTTATATGCTGCTTGCTGAATAAAATCTGCTCTTTCATTAGATATCTCAATATGTGAAATTCTTTCATTTACTTTAGGAAAATTTATAAATCCATATACATTATGAGATTTTAAGGAAGTATTCTTTTCCAATTGGCTTAAGCTTGTAAATCCTAACCAATCAATGTCACTATCAAGATAGTTATATATTGCAAAATCATTAACATAAACTCTAATACCTGCCCCAAATTCATTTAGTTTTTTAGGCTTACGGCCTCCTTTACTAATCCAAATTTCTCCATAGAAATCTTCAAGATTACTATCAAGATAATTATATTTATAATTCTTCGTAAAATGTGTTTGTGTTAATTTATATACGTTTTTTAATAAACTAATTAAATCTAGATTATTGCATAAATTTATTTTTACAATATTTTTTAATCTGTCAGTATGTAATGTATCCCTATTTTTCATATTTTCTTTATTAAACTTAAGAATTAATTCGTTATTTTTAGATTTAAATTCAAAACTAACACGAGTTTCTAACTTTGAATCATAATCTTCAATTTTTCCAATATTATCTAAATCATACTTTTTATCCTCTATAAAAATTTCAATTTTTTTATTTGTAGTACTACAACTAGTATAATTCTTACAAGATATATGTTTTAATTTTTTTAATTCATTATGGTCTGTTAAAATTCTTAAATTATCATTATCAACATTTATTAATTTAACTTCTGTACCATTTATTGCTTTTGATTCAATTATTTCATAATAAAACTTTCCTAAAGATTTTTCCCATTCAATTTTATATGTAATTGATTCATGTGTTGTTATCATTTCTAACTTTTCACATAATGAAAATGCAGATAATAAACCTAACCCTTTACTTCCTGCATAAAATTCACCACCTGATCTATATGGATTACTTTTTGTTTTTTTTGTTGACTCACCTATTTCACCAAGATTTTTTATTTCATCCAATGTAAATCCATCGCCTTTATCTTTTATTAATATAATATTTTGCTTCGGCTTTAATTCTACTCTGACTTCTGGTGAATTAGAATCAATACCATTTTTTATTAACTCTGATAGTGCTATAGATGGACTTCCAACTTGACCTAATAATCTCTCAATTTTACTATCAGCTAAATTTAATTTAACTTCTTTCATACTGCTCCCCCCTAATTAATTTATATAGAAATTTTAACATTTTTTATGAAATTTTTCTATAATTATTCCTGGACAAAAAAGGTTATTTAATATATTCTATATATGGAGGGATTAAAGTGAATGATAATGATATTAAATTAATTAATGAGTTTCAGTATTTAGTCGAAAAAAATTCGAATTTTTGGGACTTTAAAGATGCAAAAAAAGAGCATATTCATGGTATATGTACTTATCCAGCAACAATGGTTCCAAATATGCAATCAGAAATACTAAAGACAATATTAAAATTTAATCCAAATATAAGTAATATACTTGATCCTTTTATGGGATCTGGAACAACACTTGTTGAAGGAGTAATAAATAAACTAGACGTGATAGGTATAGATATAAATCCACTTGCCTACCTATTAAGTAGTTTCAAAGTTAATGATATTAATCTTACTTTATTAAGAGATGATATTGATGTTTTATTTGAAACTATAAATTTATGTGATAAATATCCTATAATGTCTTTTAAAAATATAAATAAATGGTATAAAAAAAGTATTATTGATAATTTAAGTAAAATAAGATATTGTATAATGTCAATTAAAAATAAAAATTCTAGAAGGTTTTTATGGATTTGTTTTGCTGAATTAAGTAGACTTTGTAATAACTCTAGAAATTCAACATTTAAATTGCATATCAAATCAGATAGCGACATTGAAAATTTTAATTACAATGTTGACACCAATTTTAAAAAAATCGTTGAAAATAATTTCCTACGAATTACTGACTATTATATTTCATATTTCAACAAAACTAAAAACTCCTTGTTTTTAGGTAATACAAAAGATGTACTTAATGATGAAATTAAAGAATGCTCTGTAGATTTAATTATTACATCACCTCCCTATGGTGATAATCATACTACAGTAACTTATGGACAATTTTCAGTTTTACCTTTACGTTGGATAGATTTGAATGACATTGATAATACAATAGATGAAGATTTAATAACTGTTGATAATCGTATAGATACCAAAAGTCTTGGAGGGAAAAATTATAAATTAGAACAAATAAATAATTCTTTTATTTTTGGTGTTTCTAATAATATTAAAAACTTTTATGAGTATTTAATTCAAAATAAAGAATTTAATAAAGCACGTAAATTCTCATCATTTTTTATTGATTTTTATTTTACATTCGAACAAATGGTTCGTGTATTAAAACATGACTCTTATATGGTTTTAACGGTAGGAAATAGAAGGATATCTAATATTGAAGTAAAATTCAATGAAATTATTAAAGAATTAGGGATAAATTTAGGTTTAGAAACTATTTATGAATTCGATAGGAATATATTAAATAAACGAATACCTCATATTATATCTCGTGTTTCTAATAATAATTCAGTAAAGTCAATGTCAAAAGAATATACATTAATATTAAAAAAGAAATAATTTAAATTATTTCTTTTTTATTTACAACCCAAGAACATACGTTCGTATATTATGGTATAATTATCTTATATACATAATTTATGGGGTGATTAACTAATGAAAAATATAATTGATATATATAATTTAATTGAAAAAGAAAATATAATACTTGAAGAAGTTAATTTCAGACAAAGAAACATTGAAGGTATTTATTTTAAAGTGCCAGGACTATCCCCTACCATAGGTATTCATAAAAATATAGTATCTGACACTAAAAAATACATATCTATTTTAGCTGAAGAATTAGGACATCATTTTACTTCAATAGGTGATCTATCTGCTGAATGTATTACTTATACTCAAAAATTAAATAGAAGTAGACAAGAAAGACGAGCTCGTATGTGGGCAGCTAACTATTTAATTTCTGACGAAGAAATAAATGGAGCTATACTACAAAATATATGTAGCATATATGCACTCTCAATCCATTTTAATGTAACAGAAGAAATAATAAAATATAAGCTATTATCAATATATATTAAAGAAGATAAATATAATAATATAAAGATTTCTATTAGAAATAAGGGGGTAGCTTATGACTGTTGCAATTTATAGTAGAAAATCTAAATTTACTGGTAAAGGTGAATCTATAGAAAATCAAATTATAAAATGTAGAAAATTCATTGAATTTAAATTTACTGATGAAATAACTGAAAAAGATATAGAAATATACATTGATGAAGGCTTTTCTGGTAAAAATGAAGATAGACCGAAATACCAAGAAATGATTTCTAAAGTTAAAAATGGAGAAATAAATAAAATTATAATCTACCAATTAAATAGACTTGGTAGAAATGCTAGAGATATACATAATACTATGGAAATGTGTACTTCATTAAATTGTATTATATATAGCGCTACAGAAGGTTTTGACTCCTCTACTTCTTTTGGACGAGCAGTTATTGGTATATTAGCTTCATTAGCTCAATTAGAACGTGAACAACTTGCTGAGCGTATTAAGGATAATATGTATACCCTCGCTAAAATGGGACGCTGGTTAGGTGGTCAATCCCCTCTTGGTTTTAATTATATTAGAGAAACCTATAAAGATGAAAATATGAAAGAGCGTTCTATGGCTTTACTTAGGAAAAATAATGAAGAATTAAAAATAATAAAAAAAATTTACTCTAAATACTTAGATGAACAATCACTATCACAAGTAAGTAAGTGGAGTTTGATTAATAATATTAAAGGAAAAAATGGTGGGAATTTAGATAAAAGCGCAATAAATCTAATCCTTCAAAACCCAGTGTACGTTCAAAGTAATGATAAAGTATGTAATTATCTCAAAACTCTTGGATATGATGTATGTGGTGATCCTAATGGTAATGGAATTTTGAGATATGGAAAAGGTGAAGAAAAAGTTGCTGCTATAAGTAAACATAAAGGTATTATATCTGCTGACAAATGGCTTAAAGTTCAAGATATACTAAAAAAGAATAAAGAAAAAGCTCCTAGAATGGGCAGAACTCATACTGCTCTATTAACTGGAATACTAAAGTGTCAATGTGGTTCAGGTATGAGAGTAAGTTATGGTCATATAAAGGCAGACGGGACTAAGACATTTTATTATACATGTTGTATGAAGAATAACTCTGGTGGTGTTAGATGTAAATCTAAAAATTTAAATGGGAAAGACTTAGAAGAACTTGTTATTAATAAAATAAAAATGAGAACTGCTGAAGATATATTTAATAATTTAAATAGCTTAACAGACTCTATAGATACAGTTGAAACTAATAATAAGATAAGTAGACTTAATAAGGAAAAAGAGTCCTTAAAAACTAAAATAGATAACCTAGTAAATAAATTATCACTTACAAATGATACTGATATTTCGCAATTATTTATTAATCAAATAACAACATTTAAATCCAAAATAATTGAAATAGATAAAGAACTTGATTCATTTAAGGATATAGAAGCTAAAATTGCTGAAGCTCATAGAGAAGTTAATAGTAATCTTAAAAGACTTGATGATTTTAAAAATAATTTTGATTGTATGGATTTTGAGGAAAAGAAAAAATCTCTAAATAATATTCTTGAAAAAATAACATGGAATAGTGACTCTGAAGAAATAATATTAAAATACACTTAACAAAAAGAAGTATGGTAATACCATACTTCTTTTTATTAATATCTATAAGCTTCTTTAAACTTATTACATAATTCGTTATATTCATTATCGCTTATATTAGCTGGAGTCATATAAAACGGATTTACTGAATAATAAAATTGTGGATCAGTTCCGTAAAAAAAAGAATCATAAATAGCTATAATCTTTCTATTATTAATCTTCATCGTATATTCAGTTGAACCACCACCACTAAAAGCAAAAATAAAAAATTCAATAAATAATCCAAATGTAAGAACTAATATTGTAGTTAAAATTATTACATATTTTGCTATTTTAAAAATAATCTTATTGCTTTCAATAATTATATAATTTAGTTTTTTTCGTATAGAAATATTTAATGTAATTGTCGATATTATTGTGAAAGAAAATAGATTAACAAAAAATACAATTATTGGTGCTTTTCTTATAAATAAATATCCATTTGATTCTCTTGCTTTTAAAAATATAAATGCCAATATTACTATAAGTAAAAAATTTACTATTCCTATAATCTTAAAAAATTTCTTCAT